CGAAGGGCTCACCATCGCGAGCGCCGTCGCGACGTCGGTCACCATCGACCCGTCGCCGTTCCTGCTCGCGCATCACTTCCGGTTTCCGCTCCTCGCGGTCTACCGTCGCAGCGACACCATCCGCGAGAAGACCGCTGGATGGGAGCATGTCGAGAGCGTCGTCGAGTTCGCTTGGGTTCTGCCGCCGCTCACGCCGCGGCAAGCCAACGAGCTCGAGCCGTTCCTCCATGCCGCGGCGCGCATTCTTCCGCAGCGCGTGCGGCACGGTCGCGACAGCGCCTACCTCGCCGGCGCCTCCGTCTGGGCGGCTTGCGGCGTCGAGAAGATTCAGATCGAGTCGATCCGCTATGGCGCATGGGAGGCGCTCGCGGACAACGCCGAACTCTTCCGCGCCATCGTCGGCACGATGCGCGTCTGGGAGCGCGACGGCTACGAGACGACCGACTTCCAGCTCGCGGAAGGACCGACGAGCATCATCCTCGACCTGACCGAGCCGAACGGTTCGCAGATCACCGAGTTCGTCGAGGTCGAACTAGCCGCGGCTCCGACGTTTGCGAGCATCGCACCAACGACTGGCCCGCTCGCCGGCGGGACGACGGTCACGCTCACCGGCACCGGCTTCGTGCCGGGCACCACGCCGCGCGTGCTCTTCGGGCTCGTCGACGCCACCGGCGTCGTGGTCCTCAACGCGACGACGATGACCGCCGTCACGCCCGCGCGCGCCGCCTACCCGACCGAGGTCGTGGGCGTCCAGATCGTCGCCGCCGACGGCCAGGAGAGCGCCGAGCTCGCCGACGCATTCACGTACGCCGACCCGTAACGGAGTCGAGCAGCGACACGCCATCGAAGGCCACGCGAGCCCAGCGCTCCGTGGCCTTCGCCACATCCGGCGCCCGGGAGGCGCCGTCAGGAGACGCGCATGAAGATGGGACGATTCCTCGCCCGTGGCACCGCCATGGTCTGCGATCACGCCGCGCTCGAGGCCGGCATCCGCCGCTTCGTCGGGCGCAAGCTTGTCGACCTCGGCGACGGCCAGTTCGGCTTCGCGCCGCTGCCGCCTGAGTCGCCGAGCGAGGTCGCCATCTCGGGCGAGATCAAGCTCGCTTGCCAGGCCGGCGACCTCTGGCCCGCCGATGAGCCGACCGCGCTCGCGTGCGGCGTCCCGTTCGACCCGAAGTTCGGCGGCGAGTTCGCCTCCGCAAAGAAGCCGGCGGCTGACGCTGCCAAGGAGAAGAGCTGATGGGCGCCATCGTCGTTACCGGCCTCGCGGCCAATGATCCGGTCCCCGGGTCCTACATCGAAGTGAACTTCGCCCAAGGCGAGGCGGCTGGCTCGTCGCGCGCGCGGTCGATCTGCCTGCTCGGCAACAAGACTTCCAGCGGCTCGGCGACGGTCGACTCCGTCATCTACGGGCCCGACACGAACGTGCAGCTCCAGACCGAGGCCGACGCCATCGCGCTCTTCGGCGCCGGCTCCGAGCTCCACCGCATGTTCCGCCGCGTCGTCGCCGTCAACCGCGACACCGCGGTCTACGCCGTAGCCGTGACCGAGAGCGCGGGCACGAACGCCACCGGCACCATCACCTTCACCAACAACGCCACCGGCAACGGCTCGGCGCGCATCTGGGTGCACGACGAGTTCGTCGACGTCGCGTTCTCGTCCGGCGACACGCCGACGAACATGGCCGACGCCGCCGTGCTCGCCATCAACCAGCGCACGCACTGGGGCGTGACCGCGGCGAACGTCGCGGGCGTCATCACGATCACGGCGAAGCAGAAGGGGCCGCGCGGCAACTTCATTCGCTACCAGACGACGATCACGAGCGGAGTCTCGACGACGCTCACGCCGACCGCCGACACCGCGATGACCGGCGGCGCGACTGCGGACTCGAACGCCACCGCGCTCACGACCATCCTGCCGAAGTTCTTCTACTACATCGTCAGCGCCGCCGAGGACGCGACGCAGCTCGGCGCGCTCGTCACGCAGATCGGAACGCAGGCCGCGCCGACCGTCGGCATCCGCCAGGTCTGCTTCGGCGGCTCCGTCGACACGCTCGCCAACGCGACCACGGTCGCCACGGGGCGAAACTCGGCGCGCTGCGAGATCGTCTGGCAGGAGCGCAGCGACTGGACGCCGAGCGAACTCGCGGCGAACCAGGCCGCCATCGAGGCGCAGTTCGAGACCGCGCCGAACCCGCGCACGAACTTCGCGGGCTTCGGCAACGATCCGATCACGCAGGCGTACTGGCAGGTCCCCGCGCAGCGCGGCGTGACCTATCACCCCTCGCGCATCAGCATCAAGTCGGCGCTGAACAACGGCCTTACGCCGATCGGCGTCAACCCGAGCGGCACGACGTACCTCGTCGACCGCGCGACGACGCGCTCGCTCTCTGGCGCCGTCAACGACTACCGCATCCGCGAGCCGCACAAGGTTCGCATCTGCGACTTCTTCGGCGACGACGTCCAGGCGAAGCTCCTGCTCCAGTTCGCCGGCAAGCGCATCGCGAACGACGTGCCGCAGGGCGCCCGGCCGCCGGGCCCCGACGTCGCGACGCCCTCGGTCGTCCGCGGCGCCGTGCTCCGCGTCATCGACGACTACGACTCGAACGACCTTTGGGACGACGCCCAGAAGGTCCGCGACGGTCTGCTCGTGCAGCGCGAGACCTCGCCGACGACGCGCATGGGCATCCGCGTCCCAGCGCGGCCGTGCGCGAACCTCACGCAGTTCGCCGTCCAGGTGAACCAAGTGACCTGACGGGGTTTCGCCTCCTCTCCCTCGTCTGTCAGACGGCCGCGCGCGGCGGCCGCAAGCGCCTCGCACGCGCTCCGCGCGCTCTCACCCACTGACCACCGAACCGCCTGGAGCTCACGCGCCGGGCGGTTTCCACGCGCCCGGAGACCGCCATGGCCGACCTTCAGCTCTACTCGCTCCTTTACGTCACCGCGAACGGAAAGCTCCTCGTCGAAGAGGGTAGCGTGACCATCAACCGCGAGACCGCATCGCAGCCCATCAAGACGACGGCGAAGGGTTACGCGGGCGAAAGCCCCGGCGCCGGGATGATCGAGGTCGACGTGACGAACGCGATCCCTGCCGCCGGCTTCGAGTTCCTCGCCGACCAGTTCATGAACGCGCTGGAGCCGCTCGACATCGGCCTGCTCGGCCCAGGCGGAAAGCAGCTCTCGATGAAGGGCTTCATCGTCAGCGACTCGATCAAGCACTCGGTGAACAGCGAGTCGTCCTACGACTTCAAGTTCCGCGCGCCGTTCTCGGTCTTCCAGTGAGCGACCTCACGCCGTCTGAACTCTGGGCGCACCTGACCGCGCTCCCGCGCCCGTCGCGTCTTGTCGACGTGCCGCGCACGGACCCGGTCACCGGAAAGCCTGTCGGTCAGGCGGCGGTCGTTCCGCTCTCGCAGGAAGAGGAAATGCGGTGCAACGCCGCCGCCGAGCAGTGGGCGCGCAAGGCGCTCGGCGAGAACACCCCGGCGCTCCGCGAGTCCTTCGGCTACGAGAGCACGTATACGAACGAGCTGGCGGTTCAGATCGTGTGGAACGCCTACCGGCGGCCAGAAGACCTCGAGCTCCACGCATTCCCGTCGGCGAAGCTCGTCCGCGTGACCTTCACGCACGACGAGGTGAGCGCGCTCTTCAAGCACTATGTGACGGTGAAGGCCGAGGTCGGCCCCGTAGTCGCGACGATGACGCAGGCCGAGATGCGCTCGTGGGTCGAGCGCCTCGCGGAGGGCGGCTCCGCGTTCCCTTTCGATTTGCTCTCGCCGGACATGCAGAGTCGGCTTCTGCTTTCTATGGCGTCGGAGCTGCTCGCCTTCTGGACGGGCACATCCTCGCCTGGATCGCCGCGCGAGAGCGAGTCGGAGCCGGTGGAATCTGACGAGGCCGAAGACGTCGTCGTCGAGAGCGACGAACCGCCGCGCGCGGAAGAGGAGTAAGGCCCCACCATGGCGAACGCCGTCGACCCCGTCGTCATCGAGTTCGCCCTCAAGGGTCTGCCCGCCGTCTTCCGCGCGTTCGAGCAGCTCTCGAAGGTCGCGGCGAAGGCCGAGAGCGAGTGGGCGCGCGCGTCGACAAGCAGCGCGCAGACGCGGATGCGGGCGCTCCTCTCCGAGACGCAGCAGAAGGCGCGCGTCGCGGGCCGCTCGGCGAGCGATGCGGAGCGCGCCCTCGCGCGCGAGGAGAAGGCCGCGGAGCGCGCAGCGAAGGCGAAGATCCGCGAGGCGGACAAGGCCGCGAAGGAAGCGGTCCGCATCGAGGCGCGCAAGGCGAAGGAAGTCGAACGCATCCTTCAGCGCCAAAGGCGCGATGAGAAGCGACTCGTTGACGAGTCGATGCGCGAGGCCAAGCAAGCCGCGGCAGCGCGGGCGTCGATCGCAAAGCAAGAGGCCGCACATGATTGGCAGTCCGCTCGCTCAGTAGGGCGCGGGCTCGCGAACACGGCGCGCCGCACGATGGGCATCGGCATGTCCGTCGCGCGCGGCGTGATGGACGTCGGCGGCGGCTTCTCGGTGAAGGACTCGGTCCAGCGCGAGATCAACGCAGCGGGAGCGGCTGCCCAGATCGCGGCCGGCACCGTCAAGGCGGGCAAGGACAAGGGGATCACGGGCTCGGCGATCCTACGTCGCGCGAAAGAGGTCGGCGCCGAGTCGGTGATGGATCAGTCCGAAGTCGTCTCGGCGATCGGCGGGTTCAAGGACAAGACGGGATCGGCTCAGCGCGGAATGAACCTGGCCGGCGACATGGCCAAGCTCGCGAACGCGACTGGCTCCGACCTGACCCAGTTGATGACGGCCGCGGGCGCCGTCGCCGCAGACAACAAGGACATGACCGACGACCAGCTCAAGCAGCTCATGGGCGTCTTCGCCAAGCAGGGGCAGCTCGGCAGCGTCGAGATCAAAGACATGGCGAAGTACGGCAATCGGATCGTTGCCGGCGCCGGACTGTTCGAGGGTGGCGCGTCGAAGAACCTCGCCACCATGGGCGCGTTCGCGCAGATGGCGACGCACGGCGGTGCTTCTGGTCCTGCCGAGGCCGCGCTTGCGGCCCAGCGCTTCGGCACGGACCTGCAAAAGAAGGCCGGCGACATCGAGGCGCAGGGCATCAAGGTGCGCGGCAAGAACGGCCAGATGCGCGACCCGACCGAGATCCTAATGGACATGGTCAGGAAGACCGGAGGCGACGTCACCAAGGCCCCGAACATCGGCCTCGGGGACCGCGGCGTGCGCGTCCTTACGGGCGCGGTCAAAGCCTACAACGACGCAGGCAAGGGTGCGGAGGGCGAGAAAGCGCTTCGCGAGTTCTTCGCGTCGATGAAGCAGGGCACGACGCAGGCGGAGATCGACGCCGCCAACAAGGAGCGTCTCGCCGAGACCGACAAGCAGCTTGAGAAGGCGATGAACGACCTTCGACAGAGCGTCGGCGAGGCGCTGCTCCCGTCACTCAGGGAGCTAATCCCGGTCATTCGTCAGATGACGCCGCACATCGTGGAGCTGATGACCAAGGTCGGCGAGCTGGTCATGTGGGCGTCGAAGAACCCCTTCGCGACGATGGTCTCGGCGATGACCGTCGCGCTCGTCGCCGAGGTCGGCAAGGCAAACATCGCCACGCTCATCCGATCGATGGTTCAGGGCGGTGGCGGCGGTGGGGGCGGCGCTCCGCAGCTTCCGGGCGGCGGAGGAGGCGGCAACAGCGTGGTCAACGCGCTCGGCGCGGGCACGGCCGCAGCGGCAGCCACGGCGGCGCTCTATAAGCCGGTGGCGGATGCGTTCGGCGAGCAGGACGGGTCGAAGCAGCGGCTTCTCTCCGGGCTTCAGAACGGCGAGGTCACGCCGGAGCAGGCGCAGGCGCAGGTCGAGAAGGCCAAGTCGCGCACGGGCGCCATGGGCGTGCTGAAGAGCGCGCTCGCGGTGAACATGGCGGGCATGTCGACGGCGGCCTCGCTGCTCACCGGCAAGAACGAAAGCGCGAACACGATCCGCCAGGTCATGGGCGCGAAGGAACTCGTCGACTCCGACGCGGTGGCGAAAGCCATCACGCGCGCGATCGAGCGCGGCGCGAGCGCAGCGAACGCAGGCGGACCGAACCCGAACCGCACGCAACCGATCAACGCGCGCGGCGGAGCACCCTAGCTCATGGTCGACGTCCTCAAAGACCTCCAGGCGTTCTCGTGGCGCGGGATCGAGTTCCCCGTCACGAAGATGCGCCTCTCGATCTCGCAGTCGCTCGCGGAGCACCAGTACTGGGGCTTCGACGGCGCGCGCATCGAGGCGACCGGCCGCGAGCCGCTCATCTTCACGGCGTCGATTCCGTTCCTCAACGGCATCGTGCCCGGGAAGGCCGAGCGCTGGGGCGTTCTCTACCCCGACACCTTCCGGCGCTTCCTCGCCGCGATGGCGGACCGCTCGACGGGCGCGCTCATCCACCCCGAGATGGGCGACCTCTCGGCGAAGCCGCACTCGGCGACCGTCGACTGGAGCGGCGCCGAGCACCGAGACGGCGCCGTGGTCGAGGCGACCTGGGTCGAGACGCTCGTCGAGGCGTACGACCTCACGGCGATCGATAACCCGTCGCCCATCGCGGCGGCGGAGATCGCGGCGCTCGACCTTGACGCGAGCACCGCGGACCTTCGCGAACTCGCCCCGACGCTCCCGGAGTTCGAGCGCACGTTCGAGGACGACCTGAACGCCATCGCCGCCGTCGGCGACCAGATCGCGATCTTCAAGCAGCGCGCCGTCGGCCGCATCGACTCGGTCATCTACCGCACCAAGCAAGTGCGCGACTCCGCGCTCCGGGCGAAGAACGCGCTCACGTGGTCGGTCATTCAGGACGCGACGCGGCTCGCGACGTCGATGACCGACATCCGCAAGAGCCTCTCGAAGTCGAATCGCGACGTGATGCTCTACAGCGTGCCGAAGGCGTCGACGCTCGCGTCGCTCGTCCAGGCCACCGGCGTGCCCGTCGAGGAGCTGCTCGCGCTCAACCCGCAGCTTGCGGAGGCGCCGATCGTTCGCGCCGGCACCGTCGTCCGCTACTACGCGCCGCGCAGGGTCATCGCTTGACGGCCTTCGCGCTCTCGTCGCCTGAGCTTCAGCAGATCGAACTCTCGGTCTACCCGATCGACCTCACGAGCGGCGAGCCGTCGAGCGAGGCGGTCACCGTCACGCAGTGGACGTCCTACGTCTTCGAGGGCGATTACACGACGCCGACCGACGCCTTCCACTTCACGCTCGGGCTCGACCGCCCGGACGACACCTCGTTCCGGCTGCGGAAGATCCGCCCCGGTGCGAAGTGCGAACTCCGCATCAGCGGGCGCCCGCAGGCCACCGGCTACATCGACGCGGTCGAGTACCAAACGAGCCGCTCCGGCGGCATCACGGTCAACGTCATCGGGCGCGACGCGATGGGCCGCTGCGTCGACGCGAACAGCGACCCGTCGGTCGCGTTCAAGACCGGGCAGACCGTGGAGGACTTCCTGACGACGCTCTTCGCGCCGTACGGATTCCGCCGCTTCCTCATCGACAATCACGAGAACCGCGCGCTCCAAACCGGGCTCTCTTCCGATCTGAAGTACTCGAAGGCGAAAAGGAAGGCCGGCAGGCCGCTCAAGAGCATGGTGCTCCACCAGCTCAAGCCGTACCACGGCGAGGGGCTCTTCGCGTTCGCCGCTCGCGTCGCTCACCGTCACGGCGTCTGGCTTCGACCGAACGCTCGCGGCGACGCAATCGTGGCGACCACGCCGACCTTCGAGGGCGACCCGTCCTACCGGCTCCGCCGCGGCACCGGCGCCGAAAACAACATGCTCGCGTGCAGTGTGCGCGTCGACACGTCGCAGCAGCCGACGATCATCTTCGCCGACTCGTTCAGCGGCGGCGGAGAGTACGGCAAGGGGCGGCACAAGGTCGTGACCATTAACCCGTCGGTTCGCACCAAGGACCCGGCGCAGGTCGAACTGATCTCGAAGCACCGCGACGCGCGCATGGTCGACATGCGACCGCACAAGAATCCGATCGTCGTGCCGAAGATGAAGCCACTCTTCCTCCACGACGATGAGTCGAAGACCGAGGAGCAGCTCGAGCGGTTCCTTCGTCGCGAACTCTCTCTGCTGCGGAAGAACTCCCTCATCGTGCGCGCCACCGTCGAAGGCCACGGGCAGCTTGTCGACGGCCAGTTCGTGCCGTGGGCGGTCGACACGCTCGTCGACTTCGCCGACGAGGTGAGCGGCATCCGCGAGCCGCTCTGGGTCCTAGGCCGCGCGTTCCACAAGAGCCAGTCGGGAACGACTACGGAGCTCGACCTCATTCGCCCTTACTCGATGGAGTTCTGACGATGCCGCCTCCGTCGCTCGTCTCGATGTTTCAGATCGGCGTCGACGTCCTGCGCACCGTGCGCTCGGCCGTCACGCGGTCGATCGTGGCGCAGACCGGCAGCGTCGTCGGCGAAACCACCGACGCCGATCAGGTCGAATGGTGGCAGCACGTCGGTTTTCTCTCGCGCCCGTCGAAGGCGGACGCTGGCCGCAAGGCGGCGCAGGCCGTGGTCATCCGCCGCGGCGACCACGACGTGGCCATCGCGTCGAAGGACGAGCGCGGACAGGAGCTTGCCGGCAACCTTCAGGACGGCGAAACGTGCGTCTACGCGCCCGGCGAGGACGGCACCGGGCAAGCCCGCATCCTGCTCAAGGCCAACGGCTCGATCGCCATCTTCACGGCCAAGGACAACGCGCCAGGCGGCGCAGGCGTGACCATCAGCGCGAACGCTGACGGCTCAATCTACCTCGCCAGCGATCTCGGCGGCGTCGCCATTACGGCGGACAAGCTCACCGTGCTCAGCGCGGCCGGCTCCGGTGTTGAGTTCTCGTCGTCCGGCGCAACGCTGATCGGCAACGCCGTCAACATCAACGGCGGGTCGGTGAACCTAGGCGCCGGGTTCAACCTCGCCGGCGTCATGACTTCCTACACCGCATCGCAGGGCCCGACGCCGGCTTTCGAGAGCTTCGCGACGCTGTTCGGGACCTTCAGTAGCACGATGGCGACGATCATCGCGGCGAGCACGGCGACGGGCCCGCAGAAGACGGCGGCCACGAACGCCCTGGCCGCGCTCGCCACCGGAGCGACAACAATCTTTACGGCCTTCGACAGCGACGTGAGCTACTCGGGCTCGGTGCTCGCCGGCGAATGAGCGCCTGCAACTTCCCGTCGCTCTCGCTCCCGCCGATCTCGCTCCCGCTCCCGACCATCGGCCTACCGTCACTCCCATCACTCGGCATCACACTCCCCGTTCTCGACCTCGAGCTCCCGAGCCTTCCGAGCCTCAACCTGCCGCCGATCTCGCTGCCGATTCCCACGCTTCCGTCCCTACCGTCGCTCGGCATCACGATCCCGGTGCTCGACGTCGAACTCCCGTCGCTGCCGTCGCTGAGCTTGCCGCCGATCTCGCTTCCACTCCCTACCCTGCCGACGCTCCCGTCGCTCGGTCTGCCACCCCCATTCTGCCCGCTCGACTGAGGCGCCCATGGCTGGATTCGGATCGCTCTCGTTCGGCGGAGGACCCTACGGCCTCGGCACGCCCGCGACGGCGCCGGTGCCTGGCGGCCTCCCGCTCACCGACGTGCAGAGCGGCGAGGTGACCGGCTCGCGTCGTTTACACACCGCGTCGCGCGACTACGTCTTCGACTCCTTCGGGCGCATCGAAGGGATGGGTGACGTGCGGCAGCTCATGCAGCTCGCCTTCCTCACCGACCGCGGGTCGAGCGCGCTCCCGACGCTCGGCCACGACCTACGCAAGATCGACCGCATTACGGACTCGACGCGAAAGCGTATCCAGACCGCGGTCGAGGTCGCCATCGAGCCGCTCGTCCTGCGCGGCCTCGTTCAGCTTGTTGCTGTCGAGATCAAGCGCATCCACCCCACCGGCGTCTCGCTCAAGGTGCGCTGGCGCGACCTCGGCGCCGGCATCGAGCAGGAGACGATCCTCTGATGGCGACCATCAACACGTTCACCGTCAAGCCGCAGGTCGAGATTCGGAGCGACATCCTCCGCACCATCCGGCTCGGCCTCATCGCGCGCGGCGTCTCGAACCCGAACGTCACGCCGAACAGTGACTTCTACATCATCGCCGAAGGCCTCGCGAACGAGCTCGCCGTCGTCGGGGCGAACTGCGTCATCAGCGCCGATCAGGTCTTGCCGGACACCGCGATGGGCGCCGACCTCGAACGCATCGCCGCCGTCTTCGGACTCTCGAAGCAGGCCGCTGCCGGCTCCGTCGGCTACGTCGTCCTCGACAGCACGGCGGCGACCACGGTCATCGCGGGCACGCAGCTCATCGACGGCTCTGGCCTCCGCTACGAGGTCACAATCGGCGGCATCTACAACGATGGCGACCAGATCCCAGTCGCAGCCGTCGACACCGGCAGCGCAACGAACATCGAGGCCGGAGAGACGCTGCGCTTCACCGGCACGCCGCCGGCCTACGCCAGCGATCAGGCGCTCGTCGACGTCGGCGGACTTACCAACGGCATCGACGCCGAGAACGACGAAGACCTTCGCGCGCGCCTCGTGGCGTACCTCCGCAACCCGCCGCGCTCTGGCAACTGGCAGCACGTCGCCGAGCTCGCCGAGGCGTCGACCGCGAGCGTACAGAAGGCGTTCGTCTACCCGGCGATCCAGGGCCCGGCGACCTTCCACGTGGCGGCGGCAGCGGCCCCCACCGCGACGAACCGAAGCCGCGAGCTTGCTGGAGCGACGCTCTCCGGCGTAGTCGGTCCTGCCGTCCAGGGCGGCGTCCCGGAGCACGCCTACTCAGTGATCACGACCGTGGACGATGTCGACTGCGACGTCGCATTCGGTCTAGCGCTCCCCGACGCCGCCGGCGGTGGATGGCTCGACGCCTCGCCGTGGCCGTCCGTGGACGGAGCGAGCACGTTCCGCGTGACAGTGACCGCGGTCACGTCGTCGACTCAGTTCACGGTCGACGCCACGGCGGCACCGACCGTCAACGTGTCTCGAGTGTGCTGGCTCTCTCCGACGACGTGGAAGCTCTACCAGGCGACCGTGACCGCCGTCTCCGGCACGTCGGGCGCTTACGTCGTCACCGTCGACTCGGCGTTCACCGGGATCGCCACCGGCTGCTACGTGTGGCCCGCGGCGAGAGGCGCTCAGACGTACGTCGACGCGGCGCTCGGCGCCTTCGCGCAGCTCGGGCCCGGCGAGAAGACCTCAAACGCAAGCGCGCTCATCCGAGGCTATCGCCGCCCTACGCCTGGCGCTTCTTGGTCCTCGAAGGTCGCCGCGCAGATGCTCGGCGCGCTCAGCGACGCGGGCGACGAGGTCGCCGCCGCGACGTTCTACCACCGCACCGACGGCACGACGACGATCACCGGAGCCAGCGGCGCGCTCTCGCCTCAGCTCCCCGCGACCGTCGACGACGCGCCGCTGATCTTCGTGCCACGGCACCTCGCCTTCTACCCGATCTGAGGCACCGATGACCCTGCCCGACGTTGACGATCTCGACACGCTCGGCGGCGCCTTCGCCGACTACGACAACGTCGAGGACCCGACCACCGACCTCGGCGCGGCCTTCTACAACAAGAACAACGCGAACACGGCGATGATGACGCAGACCGCCGCGCGCGCGATGGTCACGTTCGTCGGCGGCGCCTCCCCGGCGGACCCTGGCAGCGGCTTCGTGCACGCCGCCGTGTGGGGCGGCTCGGCGCCCGTCAAACCAGTCGTCGCGAACACCGGCACCGGCGTCTACACGGTCACCTGGCCCGCGTCGGTCAACGACGAGCTCGCCGTCTCGCACACCGTCAACCTTCGCCGCGGGCACACCGCGGTCGAGGGCGGCACGCCGTACATCACGACGACCGAGATCACATCCGCGAACGTGGCTACGGTGCGCATCTTCGACGCAACCGGCACGCTCTCGAACGGCGCCGGCACCTTCACCGTCTGGGTCTACTGATGCCGGCCTTCGGCGGCCTCTCGCCGTTCCCGCTTCGCTTCGGCGGTGGGAAGTCGCGCGTCAAGGTCGTGCTCGATTCGCTCCTCTCGCAGCGCGGCAACGGCTACGACACCTCGCGCGACTCGTACGTCTACGCCGAAGCGCTCGGGCACGCGCGCGCCATTGCGTCTGCGTGGGCCGGAAATCGACGGCTGCGCCACGTGTGGGACCCGTCGAAGCTCACCGGCTCGATGCTCTCCCGCTGGGAGCGCATTCTCGGCATTGTTCCGGCCGTCGATGACTCAGACGCGGCTAGGCGCCAGCGCATCGCGCTTCGCTTCGAGCGGGTTGGCTTCGGCGCTATCAGCGGAGAGCTCGCCGCCAGGCTCACCGACGCGGTCGGCGACGTCTTCGTCACGCTCGAATGGGTTCCGTACGCAAGCGCACTGATCCGCGTGCCTGACGGCTCCTACCCTTGGGGCACGGTCTCGAGCGGCGCGCCGTGGGCATCGACGACAGCTCACCTGCTCGTGCTCCTTCAACGACCGAGCGGCTACACCGAGGGACAGTTCTTCGACGCCGCATCGACCGTGACCGACATCGTCGACGCGGCGCTTCCTGCGTGGGCGACGTTCGACTGGTACCGCGCACCGGACAGCGGCGGAATCGCAACGCCTGGCGGCCCGACGCTCGCCGGGTTCTTCCTCGACGACGAGCACAACCTCGACGCCAACATCTTCGACGTGTGAGGCCTGACGCATGACCATCGCAAGAGTGAACGCCGTCGGCTGGGCAGCCTTCGAGAAGCTCACGAGCACGCAGGCCAACGGCCTCGACATCAACACGACCTACGCGCTCGACAAGCGCACCGGACAGACTGACACGCTCGAAAGCGTCGTGACCGCGAGCGGCGCCGGGCGCGTGATCCCGACGCACGCGACGGGCGCGAACGCGGCGACGAACTACACCGCCGCGGGCGGCAACACGGTCCTTCGCATCCCGTCGACGCTCACCGCGAACCGCACCTACACGTTTCAGAACACGAACGCGTCGGCTGGCGACGCGATTCACATCTACTCCGACGCGGCGCTCACGCGCACGGTGACGATCGCGGACCACTCCGGCGACACGCTCTGCAAGATCGGCAGCAGCCCGTCGCTCGACGACAGCTTCGACGCACGAGGCTGCGTCCTTCGGCACAACGGCACCGACTGGTTCGTCGAGTCGCTGAGCTACGAGCGCCACGAGGTCCCGGCGCGCATGGCGCAACTCGGCGTGGCGATGATCCGCAGCGTCGACTCCACCGTCGCGGACTATGGCGGCATCTGCTGGGACTCGAAGAACAAGCGCGTTTACTACTGCGGCGGAACCGACGTCGTCGGCTACAGCGACAAGGCCGGCTCGACGCCGAACGACGACGTGGTGCCCATCGGGCAGCAGAACACGCTTCGATGCCGCGACATCGCCGCGAGCGATACCGGCATCGTCGTGTGCACGACGAACAGCACCAAGATCTACACTCAGCCAGACGCGAGCACCTTTACCCGCTACGACGTCCTGCTCGCGGGCACGACAGACGCGGTCGTGACCTACGATCCGGTCTCCGCCCGATTCCTGATCCTTGGCGCGAGCGTCTCCGTGGCGCGGCTCTACTACTCGTCGAACGGCGTAGCCTGGACGAACTACGGCGCGCCGCCGAATGTCGGCGCGAACACGACGACTCAGTCGATCGGAACGAACGGGCTCGGGCGCGTCGTCGCCGCCATCGCCAACACAGCGAACGGGAACGTTCACTTCAACTACACCGACGACGGTGGCACGACGTGGAGCGCCGGTAGCACGGTGGCGCTCGCGGCGACGGGCTACGACCCGACGCACATTCTGAACAAGATCGCCTACAACGACGTGCGCGAAGAGTGGGCGCTAGCGGTCGGATTCAGCGGCACGACGGAGATCCTGACCTCGCAGGACGGCATCACGTGGGCCGTGGCCTTCTCGTCGGGCAGCGCGAGTGACCCGGAGATCAACGCGCTCGTCTCGGTCAACGGTTTGTGGGTCGGCATCGGCCACAACGACCACGAGGTAATGATCTCGCGCGACGGATTCACGAGTGTCCAGTACGTCGGCGAGAAGCTCGACGTCACGCTCGCTGTCGGCGCGGCGGCGCTCTGCGCAGGCGCGAGCCACATGTTCTGCTTCTCCGAGTCGCGCATCTTCCACGCGCCAATCCTTGGCCGCGGCCTCTCGAACCTCACCTGACCCACGCTTCCGCGTGACCGCCTGACGGGCGCGTCCGCACCCACCATGGGCTGCTCCTCCTCGAGGCGCGGCCCGCTCGCGCTTGCGGAGCCACATGCCCAGTCCGACCTGTGAAGTAAAAGACGGCGGCGGCGCCTACACGGCGACCACCAGCGGCGTCGACGTCACGCCCGCGAACACGGTCACGATCCGTCTCGCGAGCACGGCCGGCGTCACGACGTGGTCGATCACGTGCATCGGCACCGACGAGACGAGCGACGCGACGACGGTCACGTCCGGCCTCACCGTCGACGGCGTGACGAAGACCGCGACGTTCACCGCGCCGGTGGCGGGCAAGGCGTACCTGTTCCAGTCGCGCGTGAACGGCGGCATCGACCAGAACGGCACGTCCGCGCCGGCGCTCACGACGACGTTCATCGTGCACACGCTCACGGCCACGGGCCTGCGCGTCGGTGCGCTCGGCGAGACCACCGAGGCCGGCTCGTTCGGCTGGACGGCCAAGGTGAACGACGTCATCCGCAACGGCGGCGGAGGTGGCGGCGGCGACTACGAGACGGCGAACAGCGCGCTCACGTCGGCCACCGGCGAGGTCGAGACGACGACCGCGACGCCCGAGATCCTGGCGACCGGCACCGCCATCCCCACCGGGACGACGCGCACGGTCTGGGCCGAGGTGAAGTGCGTCGCGGGCGGAGCGCGCGCCACGCGCTCGTTCCACTGCAAGCGCGAGTTCGTGAACTACGGCGGCACGGTCACGTCCGGCACGCAGCAGGAGCTCGACGGCCCCGGAAACCTGACCGCGATCGGAACGGCGCTCACCGCGGCAGAGTGCAACATCGAGATCACGAGCGCGACCACGCGCGTCGAGGCCGTCGGGATCGCGGCGACCGACCTGCGCTGGACCTTCAAGATCGAGACGCTCGACATGGCCGCACCGGCCGCGTCGGGCCCGCCGTACGATCTCGCCACACGCACACTCGGCGGCTGGTGGGAGGGCGACGACTACGACGCCGGCACCGGCACCTGGACGGGCAAGGCCAGCGCGGGCACTTCGGGCGCGAACGATCTCACCGAGGCGACGAACAAGCCCGGCGTAGGCGCCACGCTCAACGGCATCGCGACCGTCGACTTCGTCCGCGCCAACAGCGACAAGCTCACCGCCGACGGCACGCTCGCTACCTACATGACGGCGGCGGCCTACTCGGGCACCATCCTGCTCTACGCCGACTCGTGGGTCTCGGACAACTCGAACCCGAACCTGAGTGATGGCATCATCAGCGACAACGGCGGAGGCTTCGGCTTCTCAGGCCGCACAACGGGCAACGCGATCGTCGGCCTTCACGACGACAACGTGACCGGACAGCAGTTCAACACGATGAACGCCAGCACCGGCGCGTGGATGCTGCTCATGTGGCGGCACTCGACGGCGGGCGGGTTCTTCGAGATCTCGACCGACGGCGGCGCGACGTGGGACACCGAGACCGCCGCTGACCTCTCGACGCTCACCGGCGCGCTTCAGATCGGTTGCGAGTACGCCGGCACGCTGTTCTTCGACGGCCGCATCGCCATGATCGCCCTCGAGGCCTCGCGCTGGGACAACACCGACATCACCAACATCGTCGCGTACACCAACTGGCGCTGGGGCACGGCGTTCTGATGTCGCGCAGAGTAAGCGCCTGGCAACAGAAGATCCGCTCGCTCACCACGAGCTACACGGGCACGACGCACACCGCCGCGTCGGGCATGCATGAGCGCGACGGCGCCGCGATCGAGTACTTCGGCGGCGAGTACTGGTCGATCTGCGGCTGGTGGGACGACGGCACCCAGCCCTGGATGCCGCAGGTGCTCACGAATCAGATCTGGTCGTCGCCCGATCTCGTCACCTGGACGCTCGACCTCGCGCACAACAACTCGCCTCCGACGAGCGGCGCGGGCGCTCGCATGACTCCGCGCCACACGCCGTGGCACGCGCAGCACGGTGGGTACATCGTCCTCGGCTGGGGCGACACCAGCGCCGACCGTGACACGTGGCGCAGCAACGACCCGGGCAACGCCAACGGCTGGGAGCGCGTCGCGACGACGGACCAGAACCGCGAGCTGCCCGACGACCTCATGGGTTACTGCCTCTTCCGAGGCTCGATCTGGCTCTTCGGCGGCTACCGCCGGGGCGAGAGCGTCGCGTGCAAGGACATCTGGCGCATGCGCGGCGACTACACGTTCGAGTGGATGGGCGAGATGCCTCTCGCGCGCGCCTCGATGGCCACGGTCGTGCACGAGGATCGCGTCTACCTGATCGGCGGCAGCGACGACAAGGGCGGCTCGCCGACCTACTTCCGCGACGTCCTCATCTTCGACGGCACCGGCTGGGCGCAGGTCACCAACCCGGGCGGCTACGCGTGGCCCGCGGGCAACTGGATGACGGGCGCGTCCTACGACGATCGCATCTGGGTGCTCACCGGCAACGCGCCCGGCGACTCCGACTGCACCTCCTACTCCGACGACGGCTGCCAGACCTTCGTCCGCAGCACGTGGCACGGCTGGGGCGGCTCGCACGCCGACGGCGTCGTGGTCACCGAGGCGCACGGGATCGTCATCGTCAACGGCCACGGCCACGCCGAGAACGTGCGCTCGCTCAAGGCCGACTCGCTCAACCCGGACGCGCTCCTCCTCGAGGGCGGCGACTACCTTCTGACCGAGACGGGCGACCGTCTCCTGCTGGAGTGACTCATGGCTGACACCGCGCTCTCGGCTCTCACCGCGGCGACCGCGCTCGACTCCGACGATCTGCTCTACGTCGCCGAGGACGGTGCGTCGCGCAAAGCCACGACGACGCAGCTCGCCACGTGCATCGAGGCGCTCACCGGCACGCTCACGAACAAGACGCTGAACGCCTCGTCGAACACGATCACCGACACGAGCGCCGCGGCCGGGGACCTCTTCAAGCACAACGGCACGAAGTTCTTGCGCATGGCCCGCGGCTCGGCGCTCCAAGTGCTGCGCGTCAACTCCGGCGGCACCGACCTCGAATGGTCCGCGCCCCCGAGCACGTCGCCCGGCGGCAGCTCGGGCCAGCTCCAGTACAACAACGCGAGCGCGTTCGGCGGCCTGACGAACGTCCTCGGCGGCTCTGGCTACATCTCCATCGGCGCCACGGTCTCCGCGGCCGGCTCGCTCCGCCTCGCAAACACGGGCGCCATCACCGCGCGCAACGCGGCGAACAGCGGCGACGTCACCATCGTCTCGGTGGACGCGAGCGATCAGGTCGTCATCAGCAACGCGCACGCCATCAAGCTCGTCAGCGACACCAACGGCAAGAGCTACACGCTCCTCAAGCACGACAGCGTCCAGACGACGAACAACACGCAGACGACGTGCGGCACGGTGACCATCCCGACCGACTCGTGTTGCACGGTCGTCGCGACCTTCCGCGCGATCCGAAGCGACGGCAGCGCGAGCGCCGACTACACGCGCCGATGCCGCGCGAAGAACGACGGCGGCGTCGTCACCATCGGCACCGTCTACGACTCCTGGACCGACGAGGAGGCCGCCTTCGCCGCCAACGACGTCACGCTCGACGTGAGCGGCACCTCGGTGCGCGGGCGCGTCACCGGCACGACCGCGATCACGATGCGCTGGTCGGTGACCATCTCCGTCGAAGTCGGAGCCTACTGATGTTCGCCGCCGCAGGGTCCGGGCAGCAGTTCCCGTTCCTCTACGCGATCTCGCTCGCGTGCGCGGAGTTCGGCGCGCCCCCGTGGCGAGGCAACTACGGCACGAGCTACTACTTCCCCACCGACAACGAGTGGGACTGGGCCGCGAGCCGTCGCTTCAACTGCGTCCGCCTCCCGGTGCGCTGGGAGCGCTGCCAGGCGACGCTCGGCGGCGCGCTCGACGCGACGTACATGGGCCGCATCGACGCTGCGATCGCGAAGGCGAAGGAGCGTGGGATGAGGACCATCCTCGATATCCACAACTACGGCGGATACTACAACGCCGGCGACGCCGTGAACGAGCACATGATCGGCGGCGGCACGTGCACCGAGGCGCACTTCGTCGACCTCTGGACCAAGCTCGCGCAGCGCTACATCAACGACCAGCAGGCCGTGATCTTCGGCCTCATGAACGAGCCGCGCGGGTCGGGCGAAGGGATCACCACCGAGACGTGGTTCGCCGCCGCGAACGCTGCGACCGCCGCCATTCGCGCCGAGGGCTGGAAGGGCTTGCTCATGGTCTGCGGCAACGGCTACTCCGGCGTCGCCGGGTGGACCGAGACGACGCCGACTTGGTATGGCACCTCGAACGCCGACTACGCCGGGAACTACGTCGACAGCGCGAACAACTACCTGTTCGAGGGGCACTCGTACTGGGACACCGACGGCTCTGGCGACTACTCCGAAGCGCCCGCGGGCGGCGTCGCGAACGGCACCATCGGGACCACGAAGATCACCGGCTGGATCAACTGGCTGCGCACGAACAAGAAGCGCGGCTTCGTCGGCGAGTGGGGCGTGCCGAGCGGCACCAACTGCCAGGCCGCCGTCGAGGACTTCATGCGCACGGTCTGGGCGAACCGCGACGTCGTGTGCGGCCTCTGCTGGTGGGCCGCCGGCCCGTGGTGGGGCGCGACCGGCGGGATCATCATGCAGCCTACAGGCACCGGGCCGTGGACCGACGTCGCGCAGTACGCGTGGTGGCGCGACTACATGCCCAAGCCGCAGCCCTGACGCGCGCGGCTCGTCCAGACACACGAACCCCCGGGGGTTGCCATGACAGAGACGGAGGAAGGCAGGATCGTAGCCCTGCTCGAATCGCTGCGCGCGGACATCAACAGCCGCCTCGACGGCATCGAGCGCGCGACGCGCGACGTCGCCAACGATCAGGCATCGGCCCGCATCGACATCTCCGCGCTTCGCACGCGCGTCGACCGCATCGAGCGCGATCTCGTCGCCATCGAGCGCGACATCGCGGACACAAGCTCCGCGGCTCGGCGCTCCGTCAGTGAGAGTGACTTGAAGCACGAAGCCGACATCGCAGCCGCGATCATCCAGTCCAAGCGAGTCGAAGAGGCCCTCGAGGCCGTGCGTATGGAAGCGGCGCTCCGAGAGGCGGCGCTCGCCGACTCGCTCTCCGAGATCAAGCGCAAGCAAGACGAGCGCATCGTCGACGAGCGCGAGCGCGCGCAAGTCACCGAGCGGCTCGTCCGCTGGAACAACAACCCATGGCTTCGCTCCATCGCGACGCTCATCGGCACCGCCGCCGCCGCGTACTTCGCGGCGCGCGCGCAAGCACCGTCGCCGCCTCACGCGGTCGACTCACTCATCGCTCCCTGACGAAAGGTTCTCGCACATGGCCATCCAGCTCTCCGTCGCCGTCCGCACCGCACGCCTCGACACGATCGAATCCACGATCGGCACCGCCGCGGTGCTCAAGATCTTCACGGGCGCTCAGCCCGCCAACTGCGCCGCCGCGAACTCCGGCACCGAGCTTGTGTCGATGACCCTCGCCTCGGACTGGATGAACGCGGCATCGGCCGGCACCAAGACCAAGCTCGGCACGTGGGAAGACGCCTCGGCGAACAACACCGGCACGGCCGCGCACTTCCGGCTCTACGCGTCCGACGGCACGACGTGCCACATGCAGGGCAGCGTGACCGCGACGAGCGGCGGCGGGGACCTTGAGCTTGACTCGACGTCGATCACGACGGGGCAGACCGTCACGATCACGACGTTCACTCTCACCGACGCGAACAGCTGACATGCTCTGGACGCCGAAGACCGACATCCGCGTCGTTACCAACGGCGGGATCGTCGGCTCGGCGTCGCCGTGGACCGGCGTGGCGAGCAACGCCACCACGCTCCTCGACGGCGCCGTGACCGAGCTGATCAGCGCGGCGAACAACGTGCGCGACTCCTACGGGATCGAGATCGCGATCACCGCGACCGGCGCGAGCGCGACGGCGTCGCAGGCCGCGCTCGATCTGCTCGTCGGCGGCGCCACGGACGACGTGCTCGCCTCGGCTTTGCTCTGCGGCTACACGAGCGCGGCTGCGGGCCCTGGAACGGCGCGCTACTTCTTCCCAGTTCACATCCCGGCGGGCGTGCGCATCGCGGCGGTGCTCGCAAGCGTGCGCACGTCGATCACCGCTCGTGTTGGCGTCTGGCTCTACGGCGGCGGCGTTCCACCGTGGCGCGTCGGTCGCAAGATCACGACCTACGGGACGCAGATCGACAACGCGCGCGGGCAAGCCGTCACTCCGACGGCGAGCGGTGGCGCGGCGAGCGTGACGCAGATGACAGCGTCGTCGAGCGAAGATCACTTCTACTTCCTCCCCGGCTTTCAGCCGGCGACGGACACGACGATCACGCCCGCGGGCTGGGTCAACCTTGGGATCGGAGTCGGCGCCGCGACGGAAGAGCGCATCGGCACGTGGTGGTACGGCAAGGACACTGGCGAGAGCTCGAACGGCCTCGTGCCGATGATGGGCGCGTGGCGTGAAGTGCCAAGCGGCACGCGCTTGACGCTGCTCGCGTCGAACAGCGGCGCCAACGATGCGGCGTACGATGGGCTGATTTTCGCAGTGAGCTGAAAGGGTAGGACGATGGCGATCGCAGAGTACGACTCGATCAGCGCGGTCTCGATCAGCACGTCGGAGATCTCGATCATCTCTGGCACCACGACGCTCCAGGACAACACCACCGACGGCGTCTATCAGCTCGTCGTCGACGCCTCGAACATGGCGAAGGCCGATGAGTTCCGCATCAAGATCTACGACGCGTGTCTCTCCGGCGGCACCAAACGTATAATCTGCCAGTGGACCTTGCTCGGCGTGCAGTCGGAGCTCTTCGTCTCTCCGACGCTCATCCTGCTGCACAAGTGGGACATGACGCTTCAGAAGATCGCGGGCACTGACCGCGCCTTCACCGCGTCGATCCGACAGGTGGCCTGATCCATGTCGTGGCCGTGGTTCGGCGGCGCAGCGGCGGTCGCCGAGGAGCAGTCGACGGTCACGCCCGTCCTGCCCACGTCGGTCACTGGATGCGTCTTCTGGATCGACTGCGCCGCTGACGTAACCGGCTCGGGCTTCGGCAATTCGATCGACTCGGTCGGCGACCAGTCGAGCGCGAACAACGACGCGACGGCGACGTCGCCGAACAGGCCGATCTGGAATCAGGACGCCTTCGGCACCGGGAACCACGGCGTCGAGTTCCCGAATTGGGAAACCGATTGGCTCGACGTCGGCGCGTTCGACCCGAACGGTGGCAGCGAGTATGGCGTCGTCTGCGCAAGCGGGCTGAGCATCGTCGCTCAGATCGACACGACCGAGAACGACACCGCCGCGACGAACGCGATCAACGTCCCGATGACGGTGGTCGGCAACGATCGGTCGTGGGCTTACAACGCGTTCGGCCTCAACGGCGGACAGGTCACCTACGCGGTCTATGACGACGTCGCGGCGGGCATGGTCTACGTCACATCGACGGGCCTCTCGCTCAACAACGGATCCGCGCACACGATCGGCGTCGTGCACTCGACCGACGGCGAGATCAAGCTCTTCGCCGACGGCGTCCAGGTCGCGAGCGGGTACGCCGCCTACAACACGACATACGTAGGCTTCTCGACGGTCGGCGTCGGCTTCGGCAACGTCGATCAGTTCAGCGGCCTCGTGGGCCATGTCGCTACGTGGAATACGGCCATCACCGGCCAGGACGTCGCGAGCGTCCACGAGTACTTCACCAACGGATTCGGCAGCGCGACCGGCACGCTCTCGAAGACGCTCGGCTCGCTGACGCTCTCGGGCGCCGGCGACGTGCCGCGCACGGGCATCACCGACGAGACACTGGGCGCGCTCACGCTCAGCGCAGCCGGCGACGTACCGCGCACAGGCTCGCTCGCCAAGACGCTCGGGACGCTTACGGGCTCCGGCGTCGGCGACGTCGTCGTCAAGGGCACCCTCGACGACACGCTCGGAGCGCTCACCGTCTCTGCGGCTGGCGACGTCCCACGCACGGGCAGCGCCACGCCGACGCTGGGCGCCGTCACGCTCTCTGCTGCGGGCGACGTGCCTCGCACTGGCAGCGCGGCGCCGACCCTCGGCGCCTTGACGCTGGCCGGCGTCGGCGACGTGCCACGAACGGGCACGCTTGCGAAGACGCTCGATGCGCTGACCGTCGTCGCAGCGGGCGACGTCCCCGTCGTCGGCACACTCGACGATGCGCTCGGTGGCCTCACCGTCACCGCGGCGGGCACAGTCGCCACGTCGGCGGTCACCGGCGCGCTCGACGAGACGCTGGGCGCTCTCACCGTCACGGCCGCTGGCGATGTCCCGGTCGTGGGCGCTCTCGCCGCGACGCTGGGCGCGCTCACCGTGGCGGCGAGCGGCGACGTGCCCGTCATCGGCACGCTCGCGAAGTCTCTCGGCTCGCTCACGCTTGCCGGCGTCGGCGATGTCCCTCGCACGGGCGCGCTCGCCTCGAGCCTCGGCGCGCTCACTCTCTCCGCCGTCGGCGACGTGCCGCGGACGGGAGCTCTCGCCGCAACGCTCGGCGCTGTCACTCTCGCGGGCGTCGGCGACGTGCCACGCACCGGCGCGCTCTCGGCGACGCTTGGTGCGCTCACCGTCGCAGGCGCTGGCGATGTCCCGATCGTCGGCGTCGCCTCCGCGACCCTCGAGGCGCTCACGGTCACCGGCGCGGGCGACGTGCCCGTCAAGGGCATCGCGACGCCCACGCTCGGGGCGGTCGCGCTCTCTGCCGCTGGCGACGTGCCGAGGACCGGAGCGGCCACGCCGACTCTCGGCGCGCTCGACGTCGAAGGCGTCGGCCTCGTCGGGTTCACTGGCATCGCGGGCGCGCTCTCGGCGACCCTCGGGTCGGCGACCCTCGCGGCGGCCGGCGACGTCCCGCGGACGGGCACGGCGACGCCGACGCTCGGGGCCCTGACCTCGACGGCCGCGGGTGACGTGCTCGTCCAGGGCACGCTGGCCAAGACGCTCGGAGCGGCGACTCTGGCGGGCGTGGGCGACGTGCCGCGCTCCGGTGTCGCCACGCCCACGCTCGGCGCCCTGACCCTCACCGGGGCCGGCGACGTGCCCCGGATGGGCGCGCTGGCGGCCTCCCTGGGGGCCCTGGCGCTCGAAGGCGCGGGCTCGGGCCAAGTGGTCACCACGGGCGCCCTGAGCGCCACGCTTGGCGCCCTGGCGGCCACCGGGGCGGGCGCCGTCGCCATTGAGGGCGCCGCGGCCCCGACGCTGGGCGCCGCCACGCTTGCGGCGGCCGGCACCGTCGCCGTTGAGGGCGTCGCCCTGCTGACCCTCGGGGCGCTCACCGCGAGCGCCATGGGCGACGTCCTGGTCGCCGGGCAAGCGCTCCCGACCCTCGGGGCGCTGACGACGACGGCTGCCGGCGCGGTGCGCGTCGCGGGCGCTCTCGACACGACGCTCGGGGCGCTGACGCTCGTCGCCAACGACATCGTCCCGCTCGTCGTCGGGACGCTCGACGATCAGCTCGGCGCGCTCACGCTCCGCGGCCGGAACTTCGAGGTTGCGGATGTTGCGATTGGCGACGACGCGTTCGCCGACGTCGCGCTCGCTGAAGAGCACTTCGCTACGGTCGCGCTCGCTCACGGGCGCAAGGCCGCCGTGCTCGTCGAGGACGCGGCAAAGACTCAGATCACCACCGACGCGAGCATCAAGGCGCGCGTCGAACTGGAGGCCTCATGAGCACCTACTACGACGTCGGCGACGTCGCCGTCCTGACCTCGACGTGGCGCGTCTCCGGCGTGCTCACGACACCGAGCACGCGCACGCTCACCGTCGTCTCGCCGGCGGGCGTCACGTCGACGCCTGCGATCACGGTCGCGTCGGCCGGCGTGCTCACCGCCGAGGTGAGCATCACCGCGGCAGGGACCTGGCGCTACCGCTGGGTCGGCACGGGCGCGGCTGCGGGCGCGGAAGAGGGCCGCATCTTCGTGCGCGAGCAGCAGGTCCCCTAAGACTTCGACACCGCGCGCGTCACAGGGGTTTCGCGCGTGAGGAGGCCACGTCCTGCGACCTCGGGTCGCGCACGAACTCGCAGACGCGTGTGGCGCGCGTCGGCACCTATCAAGGAGAACTTCGATGCACCAGCTTCTCGACCTCATCAAGGCTCACCCGGCGGCGTCCGCGGCCATCGCGCTCGCGATCGTCAACGTGCTCTTCGCCCCGAAGACCGAGGAGCGTTACGCCGCGATGCCCACGTGGCTCGCGAAGTTCCTGCGCGCGACCGCTGCGCTCGGCCCTGACGTCGTCGGCGCGTGGGACGCGGTGAAGCCCAAGGCCTCGAAGCCGCGCGGGTTCGTATCGCGCGCACCGCTCGCCGCCGTGACGGGCGTCGCCATCCTGATCGCGGTCGCCCCCGCGTGCGCGCTCTTTCGGCAGCACGCGAAGACCGCGCTCGACGTCGCGCAGGTCGCGTGCGTCATCGCGAACGCGACGATGCCTGACGACGACGTGGCGAAGGCCTGCGACATCATCGACGACTTGCGCCCGTCCATGCTCGACATCCTGCGAAGCCAGCGCATGGCCATCGCCAAGCGCGACGCCGAGCTTGCTGCGCACTGCCACGGTGACGACGCCATGGGGCCCGAGGTCAAGGACGCGGGCCATGACTGAGGCCGTCGCCGTCTGCGTGATGCTCCTTGCGATCGTCTCGCTCATCTGCGGATGGGCCGGGAGCTCGCTTTGAGCACGACGCTGCGCCGAGGCCTCGGCTACATCGAGGACGACGTCACGCGCGTCGTCGCCGAGGAGTCGACGCATCACCTCGGGCACCTGCTCGGCTCGCTCGTGCGCACGCGCCCTGACGCGTACTCGTGGGAGAGCAGGCTCGACAAGATCCTCGACCAGGGCATGACGTCCTCGTGCCTCGGTCAGGCGCTCTCGACGGCGCTCTACCTCGGGGCCAAGGCGCGCGGCGATCATGGGTTCGCGCGCCCGTCGGCTCGATGGATCTACGACGTGGCGCGCATGGTCGACGGCGGGCCGCTGATGGACATCGGCTCGAGGCCGACGTCGGCGATCGATGGGCTCCAGCGCTTCGGCGTCTGCGCGGAGCTGCGCTACCCGCTCGACGCGGCGCACATCAACACGCCGCCGCCGCTCGACGTCGTCGGGCATGCGGGCGACGCGCTCGTGACGGGGCACTACCGCATCCCGCCTGGCGCAGGGTCCGCGGAAGGGATGCGGCGCGCGATCGTCGACGGCTTCATGCCCATCTTCGGCACGCCCGTCGACGACGCGTTCAACGACTGGGACGGCGACGGCGTGTGGCCTGGGAGCTTCGGCGAGGAGCTTGGGCGGCACGCGATGGTTCTGATCGGCTACAGGCCCGGCGCGTTCCAGGCCGTCAACTCTTGGAGCGACCAATGGGGCGATCGGGGGATGGTATGGATCGACGAAGTCTGGATGGAGTCCTATCGCGTGACCGATCGCATCGTGCTCACCGCGCTACCGCTCTCGCCTACCTGACGGCGCTCGCGCTCGCGGCGTGCGATCCGAAGCCGCCCGAGCCCGTGAGGCCCGAGCCTGCGATCGTCGACGTCGTGACGTCGTCCGTCGTGTGCGCGCGCCTTCGGTCGCTCGGCTGCCCGGAGGGCAACACGACGCCGGCCGGGCGATCGTGCGAGACGGTGCTCGAGGACGCGCGCAAGCTGCGACCATTCCCCGAGGGGTGCTGGGCCGATGCCGGCACTCGCGAGGAGGCGGTCGCATGCGGCGGCCTGCGCTGCCTTGATTGAGCCGAGCGAGCTCGTCCGCTGCCCGGCGTGTCTCGGGAAGCCGCGGCGGGAGTACACGGTCGAGCGTGAAGGCGGCACCGTCGTGGAGATCGAGATCTGCGATCTCTGCGACGAGACCGGCGAGCTGCCCGCGTGGGCCGCTCGCGCCGCGCTCTCGGGCATGCCGGCGCAGGCATGATGCCGCTCGTCGTCGCGCACCGGGACGCCTCCGGCCTCCTCACGGGCTGCTGGGAGTTCGACCCGGCGCGCGGCGTCGTCGTGCTCGTCGTGCGCGTCACCGATGCGGCGGCGACCGTCGCCGTCGACGTGGCGGTGTGCTCGCCAGAGCGCGCGCGCCACGGCGCCTACCCGATCCGCCGCTACTCGGGCGACATGTGGCGGATCTGGCCGGCGCTCTACGTCTACGGACCCTCGGGCGAGCTGCGCCTCGACCCGCTCCCCGTCGTCGAGGCCATGGGCATCGTGCCCGTCGTCCTCTCGCACTCGCCCGAAGCGATCTCTGACGAGCTTACCGCCCTATGAAGCGACGCATCACCCCGCAGGCGTACCTCCCTTCGCGCGTGCTCCAGGACTTCATCGAGACGAAGGTGCCCTGCCTTCCGTGCTCGCGCGAGCCGAGTGCAGTCTGCAACGACTGTTGGGGCACGGGCATGGTCTCGATCGACACGCGGCGGGCGCAAGAGAGGGCGGAGGGGCTGCGATGAGGAAGGGCGGCAGGCGCGCGCTCGTCGACGTCACCGGCGCGCGCCTCGGGGTGGACGAGCTCGCACACTTCGCGCGACCGCTGACGTGGCGCGAGATCCTAGCCATCGAACCGAAGCGCCATGCGCGCTGGTGGGAGGAAGCGATCATGCGCGCCGACGACACGCCCGGGCCGAACGGCGGCGACGGGCTCATCGAATGGGACAAGGACGCCCGCGCCTGGCGACTCAGCGAGGCGGGCGCCGGGATGTTGCTCTTCGGAGCGTACGAGGCAGCAGAATGATCGATCCAGAGTTCATCGAGGCGCGGCACTACTCGCGCGGCAGGCGCCGCGCCGACGTGGACCTCATCGTCATCCACACCGTCGAGGCGCACGAGCGCATCGACACAGCCGAGAACGTCGCGCGATGGTTCGCAAGCGACCATTCGCCGAAGGCGTCGGCGCACTACGTGATCGACAGCGACTCGGTCGTGTGTTGCGTGCGCGAAGAGTTCGCCGCGTGGCATGCGAACGAAGTCAACGGCAGGTCCATCGGGCTCGAGCACGCCGGTTTTGCGCGGCAGTCGCACGCCGACTGGGCCGACGAGTACTCGGTCGCGATGCTTGAGAAGAGCGCCGAGCTGGCGGCGCACATCTGCGCGCGCTGGGACATCCCGATCGTGCGGCTCATGCCGAGCGAGGTGAAGGGCGGGCGCGGCTTCTGCGGGCACGTCGACGTCAACGGCGCCTACGGGCGCGTCGGTGGGCATTGGGATCCGGGGCCGTTCTTTGTTTGGGACTTTTACCTTGAGAGAGTGGCCGCCTACTTCTCTCGACTTGCGGGCGCGATCGATACGGCGTGCGAGCAGTCGTCACCGCAACGACTTGGCGGAGGCATGCTAGCGATCGAGGGGATCGTGGACGGACTCGCCGCTACGCGACGCGGTGACGAGTGATTTCTCCACGCACGTAAGCAAGCGCCCGAAGCAGCCCCTCTTCGCAGTCGCCAAGCCTACCGAGCGCGGTGTTGCACTCGTTGCACAGCAGCCCTCTCACGCGCCCGGTCTTGTGGCAGTGGTCCACCTGGAGCGTCTGCTTGTTCTTCCTCACCCCAACCTGCGGTTTGTCGCAAAGCGCGCACACTCCGTTTTGCGCGGCGAGCATCTCGGCAAACTGTTCGGGCGAGAGGCCGTAGTTCAGCTTGAGGTAGTACAGACGATTCCTCGTCGTCCTCTCGTCTGGAGGTAGGCTCGCCCAATAGGCGGCCTGTGCCGCTTTCCTCTTTTCGCGGTGCCTCTGATACCTGTCCCGGTCTCGCTCACGTTGGCATGGCAAGCACTGGCTCTGAAGGCCAGAGCTGCTTCGGGCGTCCTTGGCGAAATCACTCGTCACTTGCTTGCATCGCGAGCACCGCTTCATCGCGCAACGACCGTTGGTTAGCATCGCTGACGACTCAAGTGCGTTCGCCACCACCACGACGCAAAAGCGCCGCGTGCTCCTCTCGGGGCCGCGGCGCTTTCGTCGTTTGTGCGCGGCGTCACTCGACCACGTCGAGCGGAAACCCGAGCGCGGGAGTGGGCCTCCACGGCCGCCTGTCCACCGACCAGTGGATCGAGCACGTCGACCACCGCACGAAGGGCTGCATCGTGACCGCGAAGACCACCGGGTCTGCGCCGGGCATACGGAACACCGCCGCGAGCTTCGCGCAGAGCATGGCGAAGCGCTCCTCGTAGCGCCTCTTGCGCTGCCTGATGTTCGAGTCCTTCGGGGGCTTGCCATCCGCGCGCGCTATCGTCGCCTTCGACCGGTAGCGGTGCGCGGTGCGGCACATGTCGTCGACGATGCCAATCGCCTCCGCTCGCGCGTCCGCGGAGAGCTTGGCGCGCGCGACGGGCTCGATGTCGTCGATAACGATCGAGGCGAGGCGCGTCGCGTGGTCGCTGGGGCTCATCACTCCAGACTCATCGCCAGATCCCGCGTCGCTTCGTGCAGGTCGTCGAGCAAGTCGAGCGTGCGCTTCAGCTTGGCGCGTGCCTCTTCAACGTCGCGCCGCGTGACAGCCAGCGACGCGATCGTGTACGCGAGGTCTCGCGAGGCACCCCACGACGGGCCGCGGACGTGCACGGCGTACTCGCCGACGGTGAGCGTGACGCTGTCGTCCTCGTGGCTCTCCATCGTGTAGTCGGGCGTCATTCGATCGCTCCCTTGGCCTGCTCCGCGAGCTGCTCGACCTCCTCGGCGACCTCGTCGACGGTCCAGACGCGGTCGCCGAGCGTGCGGCCGTCGATCATCGGCATCGCGTCGCCAGCGTGCGCGCAGTCGTAGCCGATCCAGTAGCCCTCGCGGGAGCGCAGGCGCCCCACGAACGACACGCCGCCGTGCACGCTCGCTGGCACGTCCCACGACGCGAGCTCGCGCCACGGATGGTGCTCCGGCAGCTCGACGTAGCCGCAGAGCACCAGCCCGCGCAGGACAAGCCCGCGCGAGCCGGCTCGCGTGAGCCACTCTCGCTCGACGGTCGGCGTCACTTGAGCACCCCTGCCTTTCGGAGCGCGGCTTGGCGTGGACAGTCGGCCGCGTGGGTCTGTCCCTCGATCGACCCGCACCATGGGCACTCCTCGTCAACGCCAGGCACGCGGCCTGGTGCTAGCTCCACGGCGAGCAGCGCCCGCACGAGGTCGGGGGCGGCGGCGGCGAGGCGTAGCTGGTCGCCGCTGGATTCCGCTCCTGGCCTAAGCACAGGCTCTCCGACCGAGCGCATGTCATCAAGGTCGGTCCACACGACATCCTGCTGCATGTCGAATGTCCACGTCTCCTCCCACGGCTTACCCATCGCCATCACTCCTCTCCAGGTCCTCGACCGTACGCGGCCTCAGGCGCCGCAGAGCCTCCATCGCCGCCTCGTGCTCGGTCCAAAGCGCGTCGAGCACCTCGACGTCCGCGCCCGATGCAAGCGCGTCGTTGTAGCCCACGCACGCCTCGGTCCGGTAGCAGGTCCACCGCTCGGGGCAGTCGTCGTGCGGGCGCCGTGACGAGAGCCACGCTTTGAGCGGGTCGCCCTTCTCGCGGAGCCGGGCCGTGCCTCGAGCTCCAGCGGGCTGCGTATTGCGGTCAGCCACGCTCCACCTCGCGCACAGACCTCGCAATCTCAAGCAGTGCGTCGCGAAATGGCAGCGGGGTCCGGCTCGCTTGCGCCTTGCCAACGCGAGGCCGCTGCTCGAATTTAGCCGTCCGGTTGCGACACCAGGACACCAAGGCCATCGAATCACGAGCCGCGATCCGACCCCAGCGCAGTTGCGGAGGGGTCCCGATCCCGTGAGCGTAAAGCCATGTGGCTTTTTTTGCCGGATGCCCGTAGCGGCCCTGCTCGACGTGGGCGACCCATCCGCCATCAATGCCCCTTTGCCAGCCGTCCACACTGGGCCTCATTAGGCCAAATGCCGGCCATGCGTCCGAGTAGGCTGGATGCTCGAGCACGCCCCGCCATGTGCGCACCGCGCGCAGCGCCGCCTCAAAGCACCCTCCGTCGTCCCCGCGCTTGTGACCCCACCGCGACTCAACGAGCCCGGCGAGGCGACACCACCGTGAGCATGGCGGGTGCGCGACGACTGGGTGCGGCCCAGCGTACAGGCGCGCATCGCGCTCCTTGTCCCAGGGGTCGACACCTTGCAGGCCGTAGTAGACGCCGCCCGTCTCCACATAAAGGGCTGCGATCACGGCTCGCCGACCTCCCATGCCCAGCGGTCGAGACGGTCCCACTGGCACTTCGCAAGCGCGAAATGGCGGTACAGATTCGACACAGTCGACTCCACTTCTGACGCAAAAACCTCGGCAGAATCGCTCTCTGAGCCAGGCTTTCCTAATGGCCGCACTTCTGAGCGCATCGGGAGATGCGTCGCTGCGGTCCTGCCTCGACGGCGTAGCTCGGCGGTTAGGCTGCGGACGGCGTCCCCGAGCGTCGTGGTCTGCGCGGCTGCGTGGCGTGGATCCGCTCGTTGTCGCTCGAGTGCGCGGGCGGCGAGCTCGGCGGCCTTGCGGTCGCGGCACCGCGTCGAGACCCGTTGCCCGTCGACCCAGGTCCACCAGATGTTGCCGCGCTTGTAGAGTTGCACCGAATCCACCTCTCCAATTCGAGCCGATGCACGCGAACTATTCGGCCAACCCGAAGAGTTGGGAGATCAGGACGCGCGAGGATGTCGTACGCCGTCCGAAGCGGGACCGCGAGCCGCTCGGCCACGTCGCGGGCGGTGAGGTAGTCGGTCACGCTGCCCATTTGTCCAGGATGCCCATTACCACCGCGACCAGCTCGCCGCCTGAGTAGGCCAGCATCGGGACGGATGCAGGCACGTCGCACTGCCCGTCGCTAACGTGCCACTCGACGTCAGGCCATCCGCACTCGACGAGCGCGCGCAGGTCTGCGTTGATGACGATGCGTGGGTCGCCGACGTCACGGTGGATCGGCACGCCGAAAAAGTCACCGAGCGGCCCCCATCCGGCGACGGCTCGCGGCTCATCCAGCGCCGCGGTCATTGACACGTCGTTGGTGAGCCGGTGTGTCTGGTCGGACGGCTCCGGCCCGTCGCATCGCAGCATCGCGTGGCCGTTGGTCCACCACCACGACCCGAGACCGCTCAGCCATCGGTGCGGCGGAAAAGCGTCGCTGAACCGGATGCGGCTCGCCACCTCGTGATATCGCTCGGTGCCTGCGGGTGGCTCGTAGCGCAGCTCGGTGGCCTCGGATGATGTGCCGACCCATCCGTCTACGTCCTCGGCCTGGCGCATCGCCACCGAGAGCGCCTCGTCCTCCGACTCGGCGTCAACCTCGGTCTCATAGTAGCCCTCGATGCGGACGTGGTATCGGCTCATGTCCCCAGCTCCCGCAACGCAGCCTCGAGCCTCTCCACGGTCGCCCGCTGCATGCGCATCCCAGCGAGCGCGTCGGCGATGGTCCCGGGTGTCGTGCGTAGCGCGCGGTATACCTTCGTCATGCTGCCGAGCTTGTTGTAGAGCGCACGGATGGAGCGCACGGTCTCGTCGCTGACTCGCTCGCCGCCCGTCGCGGCGTTGTGATTCGGTCGCAGGCTACCCATGTGGTGCTCCTTGAAATAGTGCCGGCTCCTGGCAGCCGCCGGCGAGCCTGTCCGCGCTCGGCAAGGGAGGTGACGCGCGCGGGCCAAGTCTGAGTTCAGAACGGGATGTCTCCGGCCTCGTCGAAGCCGCCCGCGCTCAGGAACCCGTCGTCGCCACCGAGCGCGACGCCCGTTCCGAAGTTCGGAGCGGGCGCTGCCTTCGGCGGCGTCCAGCCGCTGCGAATCCTCGCCGCCCATCCGCGAGCTCGCGACGCGTCAGAGCGCGAATAACGTGCGTACTTCTCTTTCGCAGGGTTG